ACGCCGACCCGCCCCACACCATCCCTGAAGACGGCTACGGATACGCAGTGTGGATGTGCATCGGATTCCTCGCCGCCCTGCTGGGGATTGCATCGATCTTCATCATTCTCTGAAAGCACCTATGAACGAACCCGCGATCCTCGAACTGGAAGAAGTCCAGCCCAAGCACGCCCAGCGCACCGAGCTGGCGCCCGCCGACAACTCGCCCGCCTCCATGATGATGGCCGCGCTCCGCCAAGGCGCCAGCCTGGAGCAGGTCGAAAAGATGATGGCGCTGCAAGAGCGCTACGAAGCCACGGAAGCCCGCAAGGCATACAACGCTGCGTTCTCCGCCTTCAAGGCCGAGGCCGTGCGGATCGTGAAGAACAAGCATGTCACCAACGGCCCGCTGCAAGGCAAGAGCTACGCCGAGCTTTTCGCAGTGGTTGACGCGCTGACGCCCGCCCTGTCTCGTCACGGCCTGTCGGCAAGCTGGAAGCTGACGAAGGACGAGAAGGACTGGATGGAAGTCACCTGTTACCTGCGGCATGTGAACGGCCATGAGGAATCGGTGTCCATGGGCGGCCCTCCCGATGCAGGCGGGGCGAAGAACGCCATCCAGGCGCGAGCCAGCACCAAAAGCTATCTCGAGCGGTACACCCTCAAGGCGATCTGCGGGGTTGCAGAGGGCGGCGAGGACGACGACGGCGCAGGCGGCCCCGCTCAGGTCGCAGTGCCGCCCGAACTGCTGCAAGCCGCCCGCGATGAGGCCATGAAGGGCTGGAAGGCATTCGCCGCCTGGATCAAGGACCGCAGCGAGAAGGAGCGCAAGCTGCTGGAGCCCGAAAGCGACAACCTCAAGCGCGCCGCCAAGGACGCCGACGCGAAGGGAGGCGCCAAGTGAACATGCGAATTGTTGACTGCGAACAGGGGTCGCCTGAGTGGTTCGCCGCCCGCTGCGGCGTGGCCAGCGCAAGCCGGTTCGGCGCAATCATGGCGACGATCAAGAGTGGCGAATCGGCTGAGCGCCGGAACTATCGCACCGACTTGGTTGTGGAGCGCCTGACGGGCCGCCCACTGGATGCCTTCACCACCAAGGCCATGTTGCAGGGCATCGAGCGCGAGCCGGACGCCCGCCGTGCCTACGAAGCCCGCACCGGCAATCTGGTGGAGGAAGTCGGCTTCTGCCGCCTGATCGATCTTGACGCCGGAGCGAGCCCTGATGGGCTGGTGGATGACGATGGCGGTCTGGAGATCAAGTGCCCGGAACGGTCGGCGCACCTTCGCTACCTCCAGCAGGAAGCGGAGCCGCCGGAGTACACCTGGCAGATCCAAGGCGGGATGTGGGTGACTGGCCGCCAGTGGTGGGACTTCGCCTCCTACAACCCCGACTTCCCCGAAAACCTGCAACTGATCGTGCGGCGCATCAAGCGCAACGATGAAGCCATCGCAAAGCTCGAAGCGGAGGTCAAGAGGTTCCTGGCCGAAGTCAGCGCCGAAGTGGAGCGGGTCAGCCGCATGGGGCTCGCAGCATGAACACCGGCAATCTCGTCCTGAAGATGCCACAGGTCCGCGAAGCCTGCCGCCTGTACGAATCGGGCTTGTCGTTCAACCAGGTCGCCATCCGCCTCGGGTGCAGCCACACGGCGGTTAAGAGCGCACTGAGGGTGATGGGCATCAAGCCTCGCACCAAGCTGGAAGGGTTGGCCATCCGACACGGCTGGCACAAGAGCCGCGAACGGCTGGCCACGGCCACCTACAACTAACAGGTAGACACCATGAGCAACACGAAAGACGACATCTTCGCCTTCTTGTTTGGCGAGTCCACGTTTCAAGGCGTTTGGTACGGCCAACCCAACCCCAATGAACGGGGCGCGTACTGGTGGCGGAGGCATCTTCGTGCCGCCCTTGCAGCGCCTCCCGCTATAGCAGGGGAGCCGGTGGCGCACACGATGCTGGCACGCCAGCTCGCCACCGCGTCGAACAACATTCTCACCGGCAACGCGGGGCTGGAAGACGCGAACGCGTGCATGGAGGCTGCAACCATCATTGCCGCCGCCCCCATCCAGTCGCCCCCCGAGGCTCCCGCAGCAGATGCAGGACAGGCGGGGAGCGAGCCGGCATCCGGTGCGGTGCAACTTCTGAGCAAGGAAGCGATTGCGGACATCATCCGCGAGCACCTTGGCGACACCTACGTCTGCGGTCGCGTGTGGGCGGCGTGGAACGTCGGCACCATGAGCAAGAACGACTTCACCCCCGCCGCCGAGTGCGAACTGGCTGATGACGCTGCCGATGCGATCCGCGCCGCTCTGGCTTCCATCACTGGCGCAGCCGCTATGGCGGCAGGGAGCGAACCGGCCGGTGCGGTGCAGGTGCTGAGAGAGGCGCTGCAGTCTTTCGTCTTTGAGTTTGGAGACAAGACCAATAGCGCTACTGTTAATAAGGCCCGCGCCGCTCTGGCTTCCACCGCTGGTGCAACCGTCATGCCCCACGTTGCTTTCGTGGAGGGCGACGAGGTGGTGCGCGAGTTGCGATGGAACGCAAACATCGCAGCCTTCGACTATCCGGTTGGCACGAAGTTGTACGCCACCCCTACCCCTGCGGCCAGCGAGCCGGCTTCCGGGGCGGTGCTGGTGCTGAGAGAGGCGCTGGAACGCATCGCCGGTTTCACCATGAGCCAGTTCATGGGCGCGCACGACATGGCGCTGGAATGCGTGAACGTGGCCCGCGAGGCGCTGGATAGAAAGGTGGTCGCGGAGTTCGTCGCCGAATGGATCGCGGTCGAGGCCGCCGTGGAAGCTGTCGCAAAGCAATGGGACGGCTGCATGGTGCAGATGTTCGACCCAGTTGGCAATCCTACGGAACGGCTTGACGTTGGGGCGACGATCCGCGCTGGCGGCGTCCCCGTTTGCACCACGGACGCGGAGCCAGCCGATGATTGGGTGGCGCAAGTCGTCTCCAGTGGGCCCGCTGATTTCCCCTTGCTGCAGTGGAGGTCGGCTGATGTGTCGTTCAACACCCCAATCGGCGCGAAGCTGTATGCCAACGCCGCTCTGGCTTCCACCGCTGGTGCAACCGTCATGGGGGCGGGGAGCGAGCCGATCCCCGCGAACATCGCCGCCATCATCGAGCGCCTGCACACGCAGGACAACCGCATCACGGCCAACCCGTTGTTCGCGGTGCAGCAGAAGCGCGAATACGTCGGCTCCGATGGGTACAACGACGGTGGCGAGATGAGGTGGGTCGATGACTCCGGCGAAGAGGCGGACAACGAAGAAGCCGCGCGACTGGAGTCCGAGTATCGCGAGACGTACAGCGAACCTGATGGTTGGCGTCGCGTGAACGTGTTCACTGTGTGGGAGTTCGTCACCGGCTGCTTCACCGAGCAGGGATGCAAGGACTACATCGCGGTCAACGGCCACAACCTGAATGAGCCGCGCATCTACGCATACGGCTCCTATCGCAACGCGGAGTTCATCGCCATCCGGGAGTGGCTCATGAGCCTGCTCGCCACCCCTACCCCTGTTCCCGCTGCCCTGGGCGTGACGGCGGCAGCGCCCAGCCGTCCACAGCGCGGCGATGTTGACGCCGGAGGGCACCCCCGTTGCGCCTGCAACATCCGATTCGGGTTCCATCGACCGAGCAACAGCGGTTGCCCGCTGAATGCCGCTGCCGTCATGGAGGACAAGACCAATGGCTGAAAAGTACGACGATGTGCTGTTGCCGTTTCTGTCGCTGATGCGCCAGGAACTGCACGCGAACACCGGCAAGGGCGACCGTCCGGGCTGGCTTGGCATGGATGCCAACACCGCGCTGCTGGAGGTGTTCTGGCACGCCGCCAAGCTCTCGGCCGCAGTCAAGAACAACGACGGCCCGGCCATCATGGAACACAGCGCCGACGTGGCGAACATGGCAATGATGGTGCTGGACGTGTGCGGCGGGCTCGCGTTCGTGGACGCTGCCGTCATGGAGGACAAGAAGCAATGAGCGCCCTATTCAGCCAAGAGCACTACGACCTCATGGCGTTCTTCGAGCGGCAGCACAAGGGCCATCGGCTGGACCGCGAAGACA